TAGGTATAACTGTTGACATTTGATCCTGCCTTAACGCGAGAACTACAACAAATATTGAGGTAATCCACAAAGATAATATCAGGAACAAAGCTTTTCTTGAGATTGAGTTCATTCAACAATGTCCTAAAATGTGTTACCGATGCTGCTGCTGTTGGGTATTCTTTGATGATTAACTTACCAACAGTTTTTTCCCTTAACTTTGCGATTCTTTTGTCATACATTTCCTTAGATAAGTTGACCAAATCATCCACAGTGACATTCAACAAGTTTGCATCAATACGTTCTGCAATCTTTTCTTCAGCCATTTCCATGGTGATATATAGCACATTCTTGCCTTGAACCATACATGACGCAGCAACGTGACACATGAACAAACTTTTACCAACGCCGGTGCCAGCAAGAGCAATATTCAATGTCTTTGCAGGAAGACCACCTTTGGTGATTTTGTTAAAATAATCCAAATCAAAAGGAATCTTTTCTTCTTTTCGATGGTAGAATTCATAACGATCATCAGAATTTTCCAGATAATCGTGGCCAACGGAACTGTCGAAACTGACAGCTAGTGCATCAGAGAGAATCTTGGGAATCTGACCCTTATCATGTGTCTTATCTTTACCATCAAGAATCGAAATTGAACCAAGAACTGCATTATAGATTGCTTTTTCTTGGCAAAAATGTTCCGTCTTGTCTACAAGCCATTCGATCTTAGATTCTTCTTTTTTGCCGTCTTCTATTTCTTTAAGATACGATTCGCATTTTTCTAGTTCTGTTTCCGTCAGACTTCTATTTTCTTTGATAGACAGAACTAGTGACTCAATTGAAGGTGTCGAATTATAGGCTTCAACGAACGATGTGATTTGATTGAAGATCGTTTTGTCGGTTCTGTCGGTGAAATACTCGGATTTTATGAAAGGTAAAACTTTGCGTAGATACTCATCATTGTAAATTAAGTTTTTCAGTATTGTCTGTTCCAGTTTCATCAATAATATCCTCATCCATATTAGATGACATTATCTCTACCAATAAGTCACCAATATAATTTTTGAAATCTTCGTCTTTTTCCAGCTTGGCTGGTTTCTTGACTTGAGATTCTAACACATCGTAAGCAAAAAGTAAATGAACTCCGTCACTTTCTTCTTTTATTTTAACCTTACCATATTTGAATACGGTATCTTTATAAGGTCCTTGTAGAAATTTGATGTGAACTGTTGTTGCATCATTCTTAGGATATATGTAACAAAAATCAACACCCTCAATCATTTAAGACACCTTCATCGTCTTCACTCTGCATAATTTCACTTGAGGCAACACGATATTTGTTTTCAACAAATTCTTGGAATGATTTTTGTTTCAGAACAGGCAACCAGAATTCTTTTGAATCGGTATCCTTTTCTCGATATTTTTTATCTTCTACTTCGCCGGAGGATACATCCACTTTGCTGTACCACCCATTTGAGGGTTTGATGACATGTCCGGATTCCAGTGCAATATCAAGTAAGCCTGACCACTTGCTAATGCCACCACCAAAAGATACAGTGACAGGGATTTTAGATTTTTCTTTAACATATCTACTCTTTTCTACGTTGATAATGAAATTATAACCAACAATTTCAGTTCCTTCTTTTTCTTGTTGGCGACCAATGATGAAGATGTTGTCAGCAGAATAATAAGAACCGGTGCCGCCACCAACAATGTCTTTCGGGAACATACCAATTTCTTTATATGTATGGTTGACAACAATCATGGGAATGTCTTTCAAAGACAAATGAGGTGTTACCATACGGAACAAACTCTTAACTTGTTTGGCGCGTGACATATCCGCAACAGACTTGCCTTCAAGTGCATCTTCGACCTCTTTCTTGGATGCAAGGTTACCAATTGAATCAATCACAATGATAAGATGTTCACCACGTTCCAATTGTGTCAATTGTTGCATCACATCAAACTTTAATTGCTCAATGTCGGTAAGAGGAGTATGAAGTACACGCTCAGTGTCGATACCAAAACTATCGAAATAAGACTGCGGAGTACCGAATTCTGAATCGTAAAATAGCAGTGCTGCATCAGGATATTTATCTAGATAAGACTTAGCCATTAATAGAGAAAAGGCCGTCTTAAAGTGTTTGGACGGACCTGCCCACATCGTAAGACCTGGTGTTAAACCACCATCTAGTTTACCAGACAATGCGATATTGATTGCTGGCACTGCCGTAGGAATCATATCTTTATCAGTAAAGAATTTCGATTTCGCCAGAATAGCAGAATCTTTGATGCTGCTGTTCTTTTTAATTTTATCAAGAATACTCATTTGTTTTCCTTTTATATTTCAACTGAAGAAGTCTTCCAAAGAATTATTCTTCTCAACTTTCCATTTCATACAATCCAATATCACACGAATTGGTTCCAAAAATGCTTTGTCGAATTGTACATCGTAATCAATATACCTGTCAAGTTCAAACTCTTTTGGTATTCTGGAAGGGAAAGAAATAACGGTATCTTTGAAGTGATTCGGCATCTTTAGATAGGTGAACTTGATCTTTTCACCTTCTTGAATTTTTTGATACTTCTTTTCCAATCCCATCAACTTGAGGTTGTGGTTATACAGAATTGCACCTTTAACGTGAATTGGTGTACCTTTTTTATATAGTGTAACCGAATCTGAATATGTGTTCAAACCATTAAGCCCACGCGGGAAAGATATCTCTTCTGGTGGTAATCTTTTAAACTCTTCTCGGAAGTTGGCAATGAAGTTTTGAACATCATTCTCGGTACCAGTCATCATCAACTGAATTGCCGCTTTCATCTTCTCACGGATTGCCGATGGTGTGGATGATTTAATCATTTCCAGTCCCATGACCTTCATCTGTGGTTCTTTATATTGAACACCTTCGTTGTTATACACATTCAGAATGTAACGCTTCTTGGCAGTCCACACACCTTTGTTGGACAGACCCTCACGTTTCATTTGCATCTTTTGTGAATATGCCTTAACATAGTCAGCAAGTTCTCCATAAGACTTGTCAATAAACGGTTGAATCTTAGTCTCACAAACTTTATCCATGAAGGATATCGCCCGGTTAATATCTTGGCTTCTGTCCCCCATCGCAGATTGCACCAAAGGTCCAAGATTGAGATAGATCGAGTCAGTATCTGATGCAATGACATAATCAACACTTTCTGTTTTAAGAATATTATTCATGTACTGGTTAATCTTATTTTCGATCCAACGAATCGACAATTGCCCGGCAGTGGTAACACCGAGAGCCATTCTCAAATCATAGAAACGGAAATACTGTGAACCGAGAGCACCATAAGCGGAGTTCAGTGAAACCTTCTTTGCAAGTTGTAGGTTATTGTAACGTGCAATTCGTTTTTCAATGTCATACTTCTTCGAATCGTCGGTCTCATTTTCATACTCTTGCTTGGCCTGCAACATCATCTTTTTGAATTTGCTGCGGTCAACATACATTTCTTCCATCATCTTAGGCAAGAAACCTTGAATATCTGTTCGGAAGTATTGCCCGTTAGGTGTGATTGTGACGCCAGATAAACTTGATGTGTCAATTTGGCATTTCAAAAGTTTGTCAACAGAAACACCTTGCGATAGAACATCACGCATTTCTTGCGTATAATCTGCCGGTTCGATTAGAGTTTCCGGCGAAATGTTATACTGCATCATCAGGTGAGGATACAGACTGTTTAAGTCGAAACTGGCAACCCAGTTGTGTAGACCAACTTGTGGTTCTTTCACGTATGCACCTTCGAATGCGGAATCTTTATCCTGCACTTCACGTGGTGGTACAATAATCTTCTGTTGCAACAGATAAGAATATGTCAGTGAATCCCACATGCGTGTCTGTGCAAACACATCTTCATAGTTACACTTGGTATCATATGCAAGAGTCAGTGCCAGTTCCAACAGTTTCAGTTTATCTTCTAGTTTAAGAATCAGTTTAACGTCTTTGATGTTATACTCAATAAACTTTTGGAAGTTCAATCGATACAACTGATGCAGGTTTTCATATTCATCGTATGAGATTTTACCTTCACCAAGTTCAACGTTTGCAATATTATCTAGTCGATAAGATTCTTGTGACTTACCACCCGGCGCATACCATTTGTAGAGTTCGATGTAGTCGAGAGATTCGACACCAACAAAACTATATGCAATCAACATTCTGCCATTAATGTTTGTCTTTCGTTCAGAAATATAATTCCAAGGAGAAAGTTTCTTTGCATCATCTTCTCCGAGAATTTTGCGAAAACGATTGACAAGATATGGAATATCAAAGAACTTTGTGTTCCAACCAGTGATAACATCAGGACAATTATCCGACCACAACATCAGGAACTTCTTGCAGAGAGTCCATTCATCTTTACACTTAACATAAACTTCATCACCTTGGACTTCATAGTCACCACATCCGAACACATAGGTTTTGCCGTTGATATAAGTGATTGCAATCGCGGTGATAGGTTCATTGGCTAGATAAGGATCTGGGAATCCGTTTTCTGAACCAACCTCAATATCTACGATGGCGATAGAAACTTTATCCTGATCCCACTCAACCATCGTGGGATGTTGATCTGCAATGAATGCATATTCATATCTGGTGTTGCCATAGATTTTGGGTGCACCAGGAATGCCATCATACTTCTTAAAGAATTCTCGCGCTTCGTAGATACTGTCGAAACGTTTTTCAGACAAGTCCAGACCATCAAGTGATTTGTGGGTGCCCTTATCTTTCTTGGCAGGAAGATATAGTGATGGTTCGTAGTCAACCTTTTGTTTGATACGTTTTCCGTCCATGATCCCGCGATACAGGATCTTGCCACCTAGGGCTTGAACATTGGTGTAGAAATTAGACATTAACCGGTAATGATGCTTTGTTGTTTGGGTAGAATGATGCCGGTGCCAAATAATTGATTATAATTATTGACAAAATCTTCGGCAGGAACATAGGAGTATACTACATGTTGCTTGTTAATGGCAACCTGCATTCCAGTTTTTTGTTCTGCATGGAGTGGAAAAGGTGCGAATCCAACATTTGGTGCACCATCTTTACCTCTTACCACCGCAACACCAACAGGATTTGTCAGTAATACGGTGGTATCGGTTTCTTCACTCACTTCAGCTAAGACTTCTTCGTGAGTTACAAGTTTAAATAACATAATTTTCATAGAACATCCTTTCGTGATTATATAAATACTTATGAAGTTCATTATAACACAAACTTCAATCACTGTCAATACACTCAAAAAAGAGGCAAAAATGATCAAAAAGCTTACCGCAATGCTTTTTGTCATGGTTACATTTCCAGCAATGGCAGATCCCATTGTGACTGATTCGACTAGTAGAAGCACCACACAAACAATTACCGAAAGTACAACAACCGTAAAATCTCCGCCGCCAACAGCCGTGGCTCCTGCCGTCACAGTCATCAACTCTGATGTTTGTGCAGTTGCTGTATCCGGTGCAACTCAAACTCAAATTCTTGGCATTTCTTTTGGTGCAACAATGACCGATAAGAATTGTGAGAGATTAAAGTTAGCTCGTTCAACATATGACATGGGTATGAAAGTTGCAGCAGTTGCTATTATGTGTCAAGATGAAAGAGTATTTACAGCAATGATGAATGCTGGAACTCCTTGCCCAATAGACGGTAAAATTGGTGAACAAGCCAGAGCACTTTGGGAAGCAAATCCACATCGTATTCCACAAAAAATTAAGAGTAGAGACTAATGAAACTCTGGAGTTTATTAGTTGCATGTGTACTGAATATTTCGGTAGCACAAGCACAAATAGTTACGATTCCAATTCCTGGAAGCCCACTGTCTTTGAATTACATGGCTAATCCACAGCCATTGCAGAACATAAACAATAATCCAGCGGCAACAAGTTATCAATTATGGGATGATGGTTACGCAAATGTTCCTTTAGGTTTTAATTTTCCGTTCTTCGATAAAACATTTAACAACTCAACAATGTATAGTAATGGTACAGTGCAGTTTGGACCACCCGTAAATGGATTTCCTTCAAACAATACTTTCT